TCACATTGCTGATGACTTCTTTGCCTCTGTTTATCCTACTATTTCTTCTGGACAGAGCACAAAGGTAATTATCGTTTCTACCCCTAGGGGTATGAATCACTTTTACCGCATGTGGCACGATGCAGAGAGGAATAAAAACGAGTATGTGCCTACAGATGTTCACTGGTCTGAAGTTCCTGGTAGGGATGATCAGTGGAAAGAACAGACTATTGCCAACACTTCTGAAGCACAGTTTAAGGTTGAGTTTGAGTGTGAATTCTTAGGATCGGTCAATACACTCATCAACCCAGCAAAACTTAGAAATCTTGTATATGAGAATCCAATACAAAGAAATGCTGGATTAGATATTTACGAGAAACCAAAACCAGAACATAATTACATGATGACGGTAGACGTTGCCCGTGGATTGGGTAATGACTATTCCGCATTTATTCTTTTCGATATTACAGAGTTTCCTTACAAGGTAGTTGCAAAGTATAGGAACAATGAAATCAAACCAATGCTATTTCCAAATATTATTTTGGAGACTGCGAAGGGATACAACAACGCTTGGTTGCTAATTGAAGTTAATGATATTGGTGAGCAAGTTGCCAACATCTTACATTATGATCTTGAATACGAAAATATGCTGATGGCTGCGATGAGAGGTCGTGCTGGGCAGGTTATTGGGCATGGATTCTCAGGCAAAAAATCGCAGATGGGTGTGAGAATGACACAGGCTGTGAAAAAGTTGGGATGCTCCAACTTAAAAACTCTTTTAGAAGATGATAAGATATTAACGATAGACTATGATATTATATCCGAACTTACAACATTTGCCCAAAAACATAATTCTTTTGAAGCAGAAGAAGGTTGCAACGATGACTTGGCAATGTGCCTTGTAATTTTCTCTTGGTTAGTCGCTCAAGACTACTTCAAAGAAATGACGGACAATGATGTTCGTAAGAGAATATATGAAGAACAAAAAAATCAAATTGATCAGGATATGGCACCTTTTGGATTTATTGATGATGGATTAGAAGAAGGTAGTTTTGTTGATACGGAAGGTGATAGGTGGCATACTGATGAATATGGTGATAGATCATATATGTGGCAATATTACTGATGGACTTTGATGAGCAATTTAATTTAGAACATATTCTTTTTCAAGATAGAACTTGTAGAACTTGTGGTATAAAGAAGAGTTTGATAGAAGATTTCTACAGGATAAGAAGAAAGACAACTGTCTCATCATCATATTCATATGAGTGTAAAGAATGTACTATAAAGAGGGTAACAGAATCTAGAAAGTCTAAAATAAAGCCATGTCAGGACATTTACCCAGATTGGTAGATGTTCATGCACTGTTTCCTCACTGAAACACTAGCAAATAATAAATATTTTTAGTTATACATGACTTGTAGGAGAACAAAAGATGCCTCTAAATTTAGCATCTCCTGGTATTGTCGTAAGAGAGGTTGACCTAACAGTTGGTAGAGTAGATCCAGTTAGTGGCGGTGTAGGAGCTTTGGCGGCACCTTTTGCAAAAGGTCCTGTAGGAGTACCACAACTGATCGAAAGTGAAAATGATCTTTTAGAAACTTTCGGAAGAGGATACACAGTAGACAAACACTATGAGCACTGGATGGTAGCATCATCCTATCTTGCTTATGGTGGAGTAGCAAGAGTTATTAGAACTAATAATAGCATGTTGAATAATGCTATTGTTGGTTCCGCAACAACTGTCAAGATTGACAGTGAAGACCATTATGAAGCATTAGGATATGATGAATCCACAATTCCAGATGCATCATTTATCGCAAAGAACCCAGGTTCTTGGGCAAACGATATTGTAGTTGCAATTGTCGATGCAAAAGCAGACCAAATCCTATCTGGTGTAAGCACTGCAGGTATTGCATATGATGGACCAGCATTGGCAGTAGGAGCGGGAATCACTCAAACAGTTGAGGGTCGTTTAGCTGCTGGTGCAGGAACAACCACAACACTGACTGGTTATTTAAAAGGTGTAGTAACCGAGGTTTATGCCAATGGCAATCTTGGAGTAAAAGTTCTCGGTCATTATGACAATGGAACACTTACTGATATTGATTATACTCCAAATGGAAATCTGAAGTTCTTAACTACAGATGATATTCACTTTATCAGCACCACTGGAAGTGTAATTGGAAGTGGTGGCACTTCACTGTCATTAGAATCTGATTGGTATTCTGCACAAAAAATTACTCTTCCAAACGGAATTGAAATTGAGTGGGATTCTGTAGCACCAAGACCAGGAACATCACAATTTGTTGATGATAGAGGTGGTAGATTTGATGAATTCCATACATTGGTTATTGATGCGACTGGCGCAGAAACTGGAAATGCTGGAACTATTCTTGAGAAGCATATTTCACTTTCAAAAGCAAAAGATGCAGTATTCTCTGTAGGTTCACCATCTTATTGGAGAAAGTATCTTAAAGCAAATTCAAGATATGTATTTGGTGGTTCTGAACCAGGAGGAACTGAATCTATTAACTTAGATGGTTGGGTTCTTGATTCTGATGCCAATTGGGATAGAAATGCTGAACAAGCAGTATTCTCTGGAATTGGTGTTTCTACTGGCGTTCTTGCTGGTGGAAAGAATTATGGTGGAAAACTAAATCTGACAACGACTGGAGCACTTGCTGCTTCTGTAAGTGATGTATCTACTGCACTTGATATATTCAAAAATACTGAAGAGTATGAAGTTGACTTCGTTCTTATGGGTTCAGGTGCTTATGCAAGTAAAGAACAAGCACAAGCAGTCGCTAAGAAGTGTATTGATGTAGCATCGTCCAGAAAAGATGCAATTGCATTTATTTCTCCTTGGAGAGGATCACTTCTCAATGATGCAGCTAATGGTGCTGTAGTTGTCAACACCATAGATGAAACTACATCAAACGTTCTCGAATTCTATCAACCAATGAGTTCGTCTTATGCAATCTTTGATAGTGGTTACAAGTACATGTATGATCGTTTCAACGATACATTTAGGTACGTTCCACTTAATGGAGACATTGCAGGAACTTGTGTAAGAACTGACATTCAACAGTTCCCATGGTTCTCACCTGCTGGAACATCTAGAGGAACTATCCTCAATGCAGTTAAGTTAGCATACAATCCTGCAAAAGCACAACGTGATATTCTATATTCTGCAAATATTAACCCAGTAATCTTCTCACCTGGTTCAGGAATTGTTCTCTTCGGTGATAAGACTGGATTTGGTAAGACATCGGCATTTGATAGAATTAATGTTCGCCGTCTCTTCATCTACCTCGAAGATGCCATCTCTGCTGCTGCAAAAGATCAACTCTTTGAGTTCAATGATGAAATTACAAGAACAAACTTCGTAAACATCATTGAACCTTTCCTCCGCGATGTTCAATCTAAGAGAGGAATCTTTGATTTCGTTGTTATTTGTGATGAAACAAATAACACTGCAGCAGTCATTGACAATAATGAGTTTGTTGCTGACATCTTCATTAAACCAGCAAGGTCGATCAACTTTATCGGTCTTACCTTCGTTGCCACCAGAACTGGTGTTGCATTTGAAGAAGTAATCGGAAGCGTTTGATACGCTTCCCCTTTATTAAAAACCTTAGAGGAACAAAACAATGGCATCAAAGAATCAAATTAATCCACCCCCACTAAGAAAGATTACTGACTTCAAAAGTAAGCTGACTGGTGGTGGCGCTCGCGCCAACCTATTTGAAGTTGTTTTAACTTTTCCAAACTTAGCACAACCAGATACTACTGTTCTGGAAAAGTCAAGATTTATGGTCAAAGCTGCTCAACTCCCAGCATCTAACGTTTCTCCTATTGAAGTTCCTTTCAGAGGAAGAATCTTAAAGATTGCTGGAGATAGAACATTCGATTCTTGGACCGTAACAGTACTGAACGATACTGACTTCTCCATCCGCTCCGCATTTGAGCGTTGGATGAATACGATTAACAGAGTATCTGATAATACTGGATTAACTAACCCAGCAGATTACCAATCAGATGCTTACGTATATCAATTGGATAGAGATGGATCTGAGTTAAGATCTTATCGCTTCTATGATGTATTCCCAACTCAAGTAGCACCTATTGAACTTTCATATGATGCTCAGGGTATTCAAGAGTTTACTGTTGAACTTCAAGTTCAGTGGTGGGAAGCAACTAAAGGCACTGGTGCTAATGCTGGCGGTGAGAATATTAACTAAATAGTCAAATAACGCTCAATTAATTATAATATGGCCAGACTATTTGGTTTTTCTATTGACACTAATCAGAATAAATCATCCACGGTATTGTCCCCCGTTCCTCAAACTAATGAGGACGGGGTTGACAATTATATTGCCAGTGGGTTTTATGGTCAGTATGTCGATATTGAAGGTGTTTATAGAACAGAACACGATTTAATCAAAAGATATAGAGAGATGGCAGTTCATCCAGAGGTGGATGGTGCTATTGAAGATGTTGTTAATGAAGCAATCGTTAGTGATTTGTACGATTCTCCAGTAGAGATTGAACTATCAAATCTCAATGCAAGTGATAAAATTAAGAAGATAATTAGAGAAGAATTTCGGTATATCAAAGAAATTATGGACTTCGATAAGAAGTGCCATGAAATTTTTAGAAATTGGTATGTTGATGGGAGAGTTTATTATTTAAAAGTAATCGATATGAAGAATCCTATGGCAGGGATTCAGGAGTTGAGATATATCGATCCACTTAAGTTAAAGTACGTCAGAAAAGAAAAAGAAGACAAAAAGAATCAAAGTCAGAATCAACTTGTAAATCTGAGATCTCAGAACGAAAATATTCCTATGAATATTGAGTTCGATGAGTATTATTTGTACACACCAAATCCACAAAATCCAGGTGGACCAATTTGGCCAAATAATCAAAATAAAAAAGCAATCAAAATTGCGAAAGATACTATTGTACATTGCACTTCTGGATTAGTAGATAGAAATAAAAACGTTGTTCTTTCTTATCTACACAAAGCAATAAAATCACTCAATCAACTACGAATGATTGAGGACTCGCTGGTTATCTATCGCTTGTCTAGAGCACCAGAGCGTAGAATTTTTTATATTGACGTTGGCAACCTTCCAAAGGTAAAGGCAGAGCAGTACCTCAAAGAGGTTATGTCTCGCTACAGGAATAAACTGGTCTATAACGCACAAACTGGTGAAGTTCGTGATGACCGTAAGTTTATGTCTATGATGGAAGACTTCTGGTTGCCACGTAGAGAAGGTGGTCGTGGCACTGAAATTACTACACTTCCTGGTGGACAAAACTTAGGAGAACTTGCAGATATTGAATATTTCCAAAAGAAACTCTATAGATCACTTGGAGTTCCCGAATCAAGAATTGCTGCTGAGGGTGGATTTAATCTTGGACGTTCTTCAGAAATTCTGAGAGATGAACTCAAGTTTGCCAAGTTTGTTGGTCGTTTGAGAAAGCGTTTTGCTCAAATGTTCAATGATATGTTGAAAACGCAATTGATTCTCAAGAACATTGTGTCCCCAGAAGATTGGGAATATATGGAAGATCATATTCAATATGACTTTTTATACGATAATCAGTTTGCCGAACTTAAAGAAAAGGAACTCATTGAAGGGAGACTTGGTATTCTTGCGACAATTGAACCATACATTGGAAAGTATTATTCTACAGAATATGTGAGAAAAAAGATTCTTCGCCAAACTGATGCTGAAATTATTGAAATCGATGAACAGATTGAGGATGAAATTGAAAAGGGTATACTCCCAGATCCTTCAACAATTGATCCAATTACTGGAGAACCATTACCGCAAGAAGACCCGATGGCAATGGGTCAAGACCCGATGGCAATGGGTGAAGTTCCTGTAGAAGATGACCTGGAAGCAGAAGCTGCTAAGGTTGATGCAAGGTATCAAAAGGACACCAAAAAAGCAGAGCTATAAATATATCATATAACTATATTACATCAAAATGGAAAATATTATCGATTTGATTGCGACGGATGCTTCTCCTTCAGATATTTCGGCAGAAATTAAATCTGCATTATTTGCTAAGGCATCCGACAGAATAGATGCTTTGCGACCTGAGGTTGCAAATGCATTTTTCGATTCTACAGAAGAAACCACAGAAGATTCGGAAGAGGAAACTGAATAATGTCAAGAATACTATTGAAAGGTATAGAAGCAACTGTACCAAATACTGTTGGTGCTGGTAGCAGTTTTAGTGAGGCAACTGTTGTTCGCCTTGCTAATCCTAGTGCTACGAATTATGTGATTACAGTTTCTGAAACAAATACTGGACCAACTATTGGTACATTTACATTATTAGCAAACTCATCAGAGTTATTGGAAAAATATCCAACACATACAGTTCATGTGTCGGCTGGAACAGATGTATTAGGAACAAAAGTAGGATTTACTGGCTAAACAAATGAAACTTATCACAGAAGAAATTTCAAACGTAAAGATTATCAAAGAAGGTAAAGGTCCAAACCAAAAACTTCATATTGAAGGTGTATTCCTCCAAGGCGAAATCAAAAATCGCAATGGAAGAATGTATCCTATCGAAACTCTTTGCCGCGAGGTAACCCGTTATAACGAACAGTTTGTTCAAAAGGGTCGTGCTCTTGGTGAACTTGGACACCCCGAAGGTCCTACAGTAAATCTTGATCGTGTTTCCCACAAAATTACTTCTCTTGTTCAAGAGGGAAATAATTTTAGAGGAAAGGCATGTATCTTAAATACTCCTATGGGTAAGATTGCATCTTCTCTTCTCGATGAAGGTGTAATGCTTGGCGTTTCTTCTCGTGGCGTTGGTTCACTTAAGATGACCAATGAGGGTCATAAAATTGTCGGTGAAGATTTCATGTTAGCAACTGCTGCTGATATCGTTGCCGATCCTTCTGCACCTGATGCTTTTGTTCAGGGAATCATGGAAGGAAAGGAGTGGGTTTGGGAAGGAGGAATTCTTCGTGAACAACTCGCTGAAAGAACAAAGAATAAAATCGATTCTTTAACTGTTCAAAGAAGACTTGATGAGAAAAAGTTGGAACTTTTCAACGATTTCCTTTCAAATCTTTAATTTATAAATAAATATAGATTAATTATATTCAATCTAACACAAATGTCCGTTGGTAGCAATTTACAAGAAATGGAAAACGTAGTAACCAAAGGGGCTGCATCTGCCGAGCCAATGGTAGCTTCTGGAGCTGCCGTTGTTGACTTAGGCGGTCCAACTCCTGAGAATTCAAGACCAGATGATGATTCTAACAAGCTGAAGGATCCTGCAGCATCTCTTTCTCAAGTAAGAGACGTTGTAAATGCCAAGGCTGCACGTGCTGAAGAAGCAGAAGCAGAACTCGAAGCAGATCAAGAGGTTGTTGCTGAAGAAGAGGAAGAGACCACTGATGAGGTTGTTTCCGAAGAAGAAGCAACAGAATCTGAAGATGGTACAGAAATCGTATCCGAAGAAGAAGAAGCATCTGAAATCGAGTATAGCATCGAAGAGGATGTTGAAGCACTTCTTGCTGGCGAAGAACTTTCTGAAGAGTTCCAAGAAAAGGCACGTACCATTTTTGAAACTGCTATCAAATCTAAGGTTTCTGAAATCAAAGAAGAGATGCAAGAGGCTTATGCACAAGCACTCGTAGAAGAAATCGACACTATTAAAGAAGGTCTTACTGAGAGACTCGACGCATACCTTGAGTATGTTGCAGACGAGTGGATTCAGGAAAATGTTCTTGCTGTTGAGGCAGGACTTAAGACTGAAATGACCGAATCATTCCTCCAAGGAATGAAGGGTCTTTTTGAAGAACATTATGTAACCATCCCTGAAGATAGATATGATGTAATCGAGAGCATGGTAGATAAACTTGATGAAATGGAAACAAAACTCAACGAGCAAATCGAAAGAAACGTTGCTCTTAACAGAAGATTAGCTGAGTCAACTTCAGATGTAATTCTTGCCGATGTCGCTGAGGGTCTTGCACTTTCTCAGAAGGACAAACTCGCTTCTCTTGCAGAAAATGTTGAGTTTGAAAGTGAGTCAGACTATCGTGAGAAGCTGGTAACACTTAGAGAATCATATTTCCCAAGCACCAGCACTCAAAGAAGCACGACAGAAAATCTTTCAGAAGAGGTCACTTCTGAAGAGACAGAATCTCTTAATGAGTCTGTCAATCCAGTAATGGCATCTTATCTGAACGTTCTGTCTAGATCTTCTAGAAAGTGAATTCTATATCATAAATCAAACAACAACAAACTGTTCAAAGAGGTTTAATTCAAATGCAGATGTACAATACAGAGTACCTGCAGGAGAAGTGGGCACCCATCCTCGACTATGATGGTCTTGATCCAATCAAAGACTCTCATCGTAGATCGGTAACCGCTATCCTGCTCGAAAACCAAGAGAAAGAACTCCGTGAGGAAAGATCATTCCTCTCCGAGGCACCAACCGTAAACACCAACACTGGCGCTAATGCAGGTTTCTCCGCTAACGCCGCTGACGCTGGTCCTGTCGCTGGTTTCGACCCCGTTCTGATCTCCCTGATCAGACGCTCTATGCCTAACCTGGTCGCTTATGACCTCGCAGGCGTTCAACCAATGAACGGTCCTACTGGACTCATCTTCGCAATGCGTTCACGCTACACCAACCAGGGTGGCGACGAGGCATTCTTCAACGAAGTCGATTCCGCCTTCTCTGGTCAGTCCGCATCCTTCAACAACACCCAAGGATGGACTGATGGTGCAGTTGGTTTAGGTACCACCGCACAGTCAGGTTCTAACCCTGCAGCACTCGACCCAACATTCCCACAAACTGGCGACGCTACCACCTATAACGTAGGTCAGGGTATGCGTACCGACCAGGCAGAAGGTCTGGGCGACAACACAGGTGCCTTCAACGAGATGGCATTCTCGATCGAGAAGGTCACCGTTACTGCCAAGTCAAGAGCTCTGAAAGCCGAGTATTCATTAGAACTCGCTCAGGACCTCAAGGCGATCCACGGTCTGAATGCAGAAGCTGAGTTGGCAAACATTCTCAGCACTGAGATTCTCGCTGAAATCAACCGCGAAGTCATCCGTACCATCTATAACGTTGCTGAGCCTGGTGCACAGACCAACGTTGCTAACAACGGTACTTTCGACCTCGATGTTGACTCCAACGGACGCTGGAGCGTTGAGAAGTTCAAGGGTCTTATCTTCCAAATCGAGCGCGACGCTAACGCAATCGCAACCAGAACTCGTCGCGGGAAGGGCAACATGATCATGTGCTCTGCTGACGTTGCTTCAGCACTGACCATGGCTGGTGTTCTCGACTACACCCCTGCACTCAATGCTAACCTGAACGTTGATGACACTGGCAACACCTTTGCTGGTATCCTCCAAGGTAAGTATCGCGTATACATCGACCCATATGCTGGTGGTTTCAACCCTGGCGCTAACGGTGGTCAGTACTACGTTGTTGGTTATAAGGGTTCTTCACCTTATGACGCTGGTCTGTTCTACTGCCCATATGTACCTCTGCAGATGGTACGTGCCGTTGGTCAGGACACCTTCCAGCCCAAAATTGGCTTCAAGACCCGTTATGGTATTGTCGCCAACCCATTCGCAGAAGGCGATGTCAGCAACCAAGGTCTTGGTCGCCTTGCCAGAAACGGCAACCGCTACTACAGAAGAGTCCAGGTTTCCAACCTCATGTGATTCTTTTCACAGGACTCTACAGACCTCCCGAAAGGGGGGTCTTTTTTTATGATGACCAATGATTATAAACTAGTATATCCATCCTATTATAACGTTCAATAATTTCAGTTTCTTTAGGATTTGGTAAGTTATACTGCCTAGAACGACGTTCATGTGGGAACTTACCGCTCAACAATTCTCCAACATGTGATTTATCTTTGTAGTCAAGTTCAATTTTATTGATAAACTCGTTGTTGGACTCTTCCAAATTATCAAAATCAAATACAAAATAAAAATTCGAAAGATTCTTTATGGCAATCTCAACAGAATTTTTTGGCAATAGTGTATTATCACCATAATCAATTAAATGAGGTGACAATTCATCACAGATATATCCAGTAAGATATTTTGTCATCATGTTTCTAACTTCCCAGCAATTTTCCATAAAGAGTTCAAGATTGCTAGTAAATTCGTAGTATGGATATCCTGGCATTCCAGAAACCATCTTGTAATATGACCAAACCCTTTGAATAGGATCTCTAATAGATGTAATATATCGATACTCTTCTGGATTTCTAATCAAACTTACAGGATAGTGTCCTCTATAATTTTTTCCAATATCCAAACCACAGACTGAAATCATATCACACATTTCAGCGATTGATGTTCCTGCAGTTTTGGGAATGTGAACAAAGAAAAGTTCACTCTTATCAAATTCGTAGAGATTATTATTATATCCAGCCATAGTCTTAAACTCAATTTCTGCTATTTATTATAACCTAAATATAATTACAGCAATACTTTGAAAGATGAAGCCTACCCCCAAAGAAGCAAAGGTAATCCATGAGCACTACGAAAGGGTAGTGGATCATCTTATGGATGAAGGATATGCAAATACCAGAGAAAATGCCGAAAAAATTATCAGCGGCATGAGCGAAGAATGGTATAGCTTAATTGTAAAGTGATAGCGCATGGCATGTAATTTTCCAAATCAAATAACGAATCGTAATTTCTTATCTGCATCTGGTTTTAAATTTACACTAGCAAAGTATCCAAAAATTGATTTCTTTTCGAATACTGCTAGAATACCAGAAATTAATTTAGCGACTGCGATTCAACCTTCATATTTGAAGGATATTGATGTCCCTGGAGAAAAATTAACGTATGGAGACTTATCGTTAAGATTTCTTGTGGATGAGAATATGGAAAATTACCTTGCAGTTTACAATTGGTTAACTGGACTTGGATTTCCAGAAACCACACGGCAATATAAATCTTTGACTACCGATGATACTGGTGCAAGAGATGAAAAAGAAGCATTCAGTGATGGTACTCTTAGAATTCTAAACAGTAACTTTAGAGAAGTTGCAAAAGTTAAGTTCTTAGATTTGTTTCCAGTATCATTGAGTTCTTTGGAATTTGATTCCACGATAACTGATGTTCAATACTTTACAGCAGAGGTCAGTTTCAAGTATACTATATACGAATTAACCAGTTCCATGTAATTATGAATCTTGATGAAATTCAGGAGATGTGGCAGAGAGATTCTGTTATTGATCCTGACAACTTACACGATGAATCGATTAAAATACCACAACTACATTCAAAGTATTATACCATATACAATACAATTACTCTATTAAAAGAGAGGGCAAGGGAGACATATAATAAAGTCAAACTTGAACGATATAATTACTACACAGGAAAGGCACCAGCAGAGGTTTATGAGAAAGATCCTTTCCCATATAAGGTAAGAGACAAAGACGCCCTACAGAGGCATATGGATGCCGATGAGAAACTCAATAAGATTGATATTAAGATTCGGTACTATGATGTGATGTTGAGATTTCTTGAGGACATTATCAAGACCATTTCAAATAGAACTTATCAAATCAAAAACTCTATAGAATGGCACAGGTTCCAAGCAGGTTTTAACTAATGGACGACGACTATCTTTACGAACAAGATTTCAATCCAGACCTACCCTTCGTCTCAATGGACATGGGAATTGAAGATGTGAGACAGATACATGAATCTATAACTATGCATCTACAAACATGGGTATCATGTCCCGATAAAAAAGAAAGACTGGAAAGTTTGAAAGACTTCCTAGAAAGGTTGATGTTGGAATATACGTTTAAAGTTGGAGAATAAATACCCATAGGTGAAACTTATGGGTTATGTCTCATTTGATTATATCGAAAAAGAATAAAGTATATC